TCCCGAGGAACATTAGGGACGCGCAAATTGAACTTAATCGAAGACGAAATAGACTGCTCGACATCATGGATGCACAAGTGCAGTCCGGACTCATGGTCAAAGAAAACGCCTTGGTCAATCCTGAAGACGCCTTTATGCAAGGCCCGGGTAAAGTCCTTTATTTCAAACAATCCGCAAATTTGGCTTCAGACGTTGCCCCAATTCCCCCCCCTCCCGTAGCACAAGGATGGATGGAATTAATCCAAACTATTGAAAAAGAGATCATGGATATTGTGGGTCCAGAAGAGCTTTTCGCTCAGAATATGGGTGCAAAAGAGATGACTGGCGTTCTCATGAAACTAAAGATGGGTGCGGGATTAACTGGCTTACGTAATATCTTCGACAGGTTAAACCAGTCTCAAATGCTTCTTGGAGAGATATTCGATGAGATGGTCGTCAATAATTTCAGCGAAGGAAAAGTGGCACAAATTTTAGGGAAAGCGCCTTCACAACACTTCTTCGATAAAACTTTCACAAAATATCATTGTTCCGTTGAAGAAGCAGAACTTACATCAAGCCAACGTCAACTACAATTCTTACAAGCGATCCAAATGCAACAGATGGGGATTCAGATTCCTTCGAAATATCTATTGGAGAAAAGTTCATTACAAGATAAAAAGGGCCTTATCGAAACAATCGAACAGCAAGAACAAGAAGCGGCACAGATGCAACAAGCACAGGCGATGGCGGAATTAGAACAGGCCCAAGTTCTATCTCGCAGCATAGAAGCAAAAGCACAAAACGATTATGCTTCTGCTGAAGAGAAGAAAGCGCGAGTGATTATGGATATTGCTAAAGCGCAAGAAGAATCCGGGCAAGCACTTCAAAACAGAGCGATGGCAAACCTAGATAACGCCAAAGCATTAAAAGAATTGGAAGAAGTCGACGAAAACAGATTGATTAAACTCTCTGACTTTATCCTTTCTGTTCAAGAACGACAGCAGCAAATGGAACATGCAGAAGATCAAGCGATGATGATGGAAGCTGAAGCTGTCAAAGCCCCTGTAGAACGTTCAGAGCAAGAATCTCGTGTTAAAAAATCATCCCTATCGGAAGCTATCGCGTGATCGAAGATTTGTCAGATGACATTAGATATGTGATTGAAGATCTAGATAAGATGCAAGAAATCGAAAATATTCAATCCGTGATTTCTCCATTGATACGCGAAATGTGTGAAAAATACGGTCGTGATCGTGTTGTGGACGCACTCCGTTCGTTCGTAAACATCACTTATATCTATTCAGATAAGCCACAAGAATTACGCGATTATCCTTAATTAACTATCAAACAATCCTAAACAATTCATGATCTTGCACATGGTTGAAAAAGTAGGATTTTTACTTTTCAACGCATGATATAAAGTAGATCTTGAAAGAGAATTTTTCTTTGACGCTTGATATTTATTTACTACTTCTAAATGCGTTTCAAGAATTTCAACAGCTGATTTTACGTCATTATCTTTCATACAATCCAAAACAGCCGCAAGTATGAACTTTTTGTCCAATAAATTCTGGTCTGGATCATGTGGAAGCACTTTTGCGTCAGATCTCAAGGTTCTAATAGGTGTTTTCCCGATAGATCTTCTTGGCTTTCTTAATGTCTTTGTCTTGACCATTTTTATTTCCTCCTAACAACAATAATATTTTTTCTTTTGGAAAGTAACAATAATAGACTCTTTTACCATCCGTCCATTTAAGTTCCCAAACACCGTCATCCAAATTTTTACACAAACCAAAAAAGCCACCATCCCTAATCATCTTTACGCGCTTTTCTATCTGTGCCTTATCTTTTGGAGTCTGTTCATTGAACCAATTTAAAAACTCGTAAGATTTCGCTATCTCATATTCCATAACTATATTGTGCCATGCAAGGAACGTTTTCTGCAAGAAATTTTACGCAAAAAAAACTTAAGTTAATTTTCTTGCACCATATATCCCATATATATAGAGTATATGCTTTCTATATAGGGGGCATATATGATTATTGTAATCGGTGGAATAAAAGGTGGGCCTGGAAAAACCACAATAGCTACTAATCTTACGGTACTTAGGTCACAAAAAGGAAAGAAAGTATTGCTTGTTGATGCTGACGAACAGAAATCAGCTTCTGTTTGGTCTGCTCAAAGGGATGCTTTAGCTATTTCTTCTCCATGGACAACTATCCAATTATCAGGAAGAGCTGTTCATACTGAACTTCAAAAACTTTCTGCTCATTATGACGACATCATTGTTGATACTGGTGGCAGAGACAACTCATCTCAAAGAAGCGCGTTAACTGTTGCTTCGGTGTTTCTTGTTCCTTTTCGTCCGCGTTCATTAGATATATGGACAATCGGCGATGTTGCACAATTGATTTCAGAAGTTAAGGTGATCAATCCAAAATTGCTTTGTTATACTGTTATCAATCAAGGTGATGCTTCTGGAAATGATAACAAGGAGGCTAAAGAAATCTTATCTGAATGTGAACATTTCAAATGTTTCCCTAACTTCTTAGGTAATCGAAAGTCTTTTGCATCGGCCACAGCTAAGGGTCTTGCGGTATGTGAGAACAAGCCTTTGGATAAAAAATCAATAATCGAAATGAATATGCTTTACGAAATGATATATAAGTAATATATAGGCTGCATATGTGGTCTATATATGTGGTATATATCCAATATATAGGGTCTGTATGGTTGTAATGAAAAAGATAGAAAAACCGTCTGAAAAAGATCGTGAGGATTTTATTTCCAAAGGGAGTCAAACGCCTGCCGATGTCAAAAAAAAAGATGAAAATGAATGGACAAATATTCTGATACGCATTAAAAAAAGCGCTCTCAAACAAGTTGATGAGAGGGTTGAAAGTCGTATGGGTATGTGGAGAACAGGCTGGATTTTGGAAGCCATTCAGGAGAAATTAGATGCCGACATATAGTTACAGATGTGATTATTGCAAATATCATGTTGAAGTTCAGCAACCGATAACCTCTAAACCTTTAAGTGCGTGTCCTAAATGTGATAGAAACAACTTCAGAAGAGAGCCTGGAGGTGGTTTAGGTTTTCATTTCAAAGGAACTGGCTTTTATGCCACAGATTATAAAGATAAATAATGAGTGAGGAAGTGAAAGCAATCGATAACATTAATCATCCCGAGCACTACAAAGGAAAAGGATTAGAAGCAATCGACATTATCGAAGCTTTTGAACTTAACTTTTCTTTAGGAAATGCCCTTAAGTATATTCTAAGAGCTGGAAAGAAAGGTGATCGAATTGAAGATTTGCAAAAGGCTATTTGGTATCTGAATAGGGAATTGGAAAAGGAAAACAATGAGTGAAATTTCTTGGCCAACAGCTTTATTTATGTCTGTCCTGTTCATATGTTGTGCTGCAATTGTTATAAGGTCGATGCCCAATGATAATTGACTGCATTTCCGATCTACATGGCCATTATCCCGAATTAGAAGGCGGAGACTTGCTAATCGTTGGGGGGGATTGGACGGCTAGTGATACTTTTGAAGAAAATGGGGAATTCCTTATTTGGGCTATTTCAAGAGCACAGAAACAATATAAAAAAGTAGTTTTAATCGCAGGAAATCATGATAATTTAATCTATAAAGCATATAAAAATGGAAATGAAACTTATCAATATCTGTCACTAAGTTATCTCTGCGACTCCGGGACAGAACTTACTTATCACAATGAGAGATTCCCTGAAGAAGATGAAGGGTTTCTGCCTAGTGGGAAAAGGACTTTTAAGATTTGGGGTTCTCCTTGGACAAAGACATTCGAAGGCATGAACCCACATTGTAAAGCATTCACGGTTGATACCGAAGCAGAATTGGAAGAAAAGTGGAAATTGATTCCTGACGATGTAGATATTTTAATAACTCATTCGCCAGAGTTTGGAAGCTTGGATGCAATTCCCAATATGTATGATGGAACTCTTTTTCATGCTGGATCGAAAAGCTTACGCGACACTTATAAAAGAATTAAACCCAAATTGCATGTATTTGGGCATATCCACGAAGGATATGGAAGCGCAGCGGCAGACTTTGATTTAAACACTATTTTTGTCAACGCCAGCCATGTAAACGAACATTATAAGCCAGTGAATAAACCCATAAGGATTGTTCTGTGAAAGCTGAAGAGTTAACATTGTTTTATGGTCTTTGTCCAAAATGTAAAAATAATAGCCCATACTATAGAGTAAACGGCATTTTATGGATGAACCATTGTGGTTCTTACTGGTCTTTTAATTTTGGTGTATCTAATGTCAAATGAATGCGACAAGTGCGGCGAGCATGCTTTGGAGTGTGGATGTTTTTGCAATAAGAAAGGATTTGGGAAAGACTATTGGTTTAAGTTCCGAGACAGTATTTATGAAGTAGGTAAACCAAATTTCTCTATTGTTTCAAACGGAGAAGATGAGAATCCTGATCTAAATGTCGTGAGAATCTCGGATTGCAAATTTAATGTTTTCATAGATGTTTCATGCAATGGGGATTATCGAGATGCTTTGGAAAGAACTAAGGCATTATGTAATGTTCTTAATGCTGATTACCCTTTTATGAACTAAATCTGTTACGCCACCGTCCGGTACCGTAACAGATTTTAAGGAAAATATGGCGGAAGAATTTATTGAAGCGATCAATCAGTATATCGATTATTGGTCTAAACAAACAGATAGAACAGAAAAAGAGAAGATGGAAGGGCTAGCTTTTTCAATTCTCTGTATTCTTGACGGCACAAGCGGTTCTTTCTCTGGTGATATAAATTCTTTAGCTAAAGAATGCGATCATTTAATGTTGCATGATCAATTTTATAAAAACGAGTCGGTTACAAAATGACATCGACTGAAGGAATGAAATCAGATTATTTAAATCAAAAAACCTGAAACTACCATGGTTGAAAAGTAGTTTTAGGCGGTCCCACGGCAGGTCGTAGCTTTAGCAGGGCGGTGCCGTAATTTGAGGATTTATGGAATGGATTACCTTTAAAGATAGATTACCTAAAAATAATGAAAAGATAAAAGTGCAATCTGAAGATTTATGGCGTGGCGAAGGAATTTTTCAGGATGGTAAATTTGTCTATTCATGGATTAAAGGGGCTTGTTGCGGTATTCCTACACATTGGAAGCCATTCCTAGACTCGCCGAAGGAATGATATGGAATGGCTCAGTGTTAAAGAAAAAGTGCCTAAAAAGTACCAACGCGTACTTGTCACTGACGGAAAACAGATTTGTTTGCATTACAAACAATCATTCATAAAGTGGGAAGACGAAGCAGGTCATGATTTATATTGCTCTTGTCCCGAAAATCACGATAGATGCGAGTTTAGAGAGGGTGATATAACCCATTGGATGCCGCTACCATTGACACCAAAGGAATAATATGTGCGCAGAGTGCGAAGTGAAATCTAAATGGCCTCCAAGGATAATTTAGAAAGATGACTAGAAAATTATCTATAGAAGAACTGGTTGTAAAAATGTACAATTTAGGAAGAGCGTATGAAAGAATGGAATATCTTTTTATGTGTTCTAAAGAGGCTATGCCTCCTCAAAACGGTTCCTGGAAAATACATGTTGCAGAACTTGGACACATCAGGGACCTAATGGATATTTCGATAGAGGAGGACGATTAATGATACCCCCTAGAACATTTTGTGAGAAGCTTTATGACTGCCTTCCAGAATGCTTTAAACCTCAGCCAATGAAACGTATCAAACAGGTGAGAATAGCACCAGAACCAACTGTGTTACATCCGCCAATGAGAAAAGCGCTTTCTAAGCGTAATGTGAGACTTAATTCTATGGAAGGGATGGTTCTTCATCACTTGATAGTGGATCAAAAATTCAAAGGAAAAGAGGCATGATTTTGTCAAATCTTTCGATGCCTTGTGGATGTGTTGTAAGGGCATATAGAATTTGAAAAACATGTTACCATGTTCACAATATATCTAGAACAAGAATCAGACAAACTTTAACACAACTTAAGCAGGGTTATCAGACGATAACAGCACGTTTGACATTTTTGTATCACTTTTGCTACAATTAAGAAAAACGGAGGAAATATGGCAAATAAAAAAAATCCACGTGTACATGTTACTTTACCTAAAGAGGAATATGAGATGTTATGTCTTGAAGCAAAGAAAAAACACATGAGTGTGTCAAGCATTCTAAGAATGCTTGCTATCGTTCATGTTGAGGAAGAGGAAGATAAATGGTTAGCTATTAAGGCTGAAGCAGCTGAAGAAAGATGGATCGCCGGGGGTAGAAAAACATATACGCATGAGGAAGTATGCAAGAGTTTCGGTATCAAATCGAATATTCCGAAGAATCGTTAGATTTTCTTAAATCATCGCCTTCAGGTATACGTATAAAGATAATTAGGGCAATAGAACAAAGGCTTTCAACAGATCCAAACCATTATGGAAAACCGATGGCTAGAGAATATGTTGGGTATCGAAGATTGAGAGCCGGAGACTGGCGAGTGATATATAAGGTCATAGAAAATAAATTGATTGTTTTGGTTATCGATATTGATCATAGAAAAGATATTTATGATTAAATTTTCTTTGTAAACAATTGCAAAATATGTATAAGGAAATTATCCCAACCTACCTTCAGGATAATACATGGAACATATTTTCGCTCTTTCTATGATGGTTTTTATCACTTCACTTTTTGGTTACGCGATTTACAAAGTGAATCAAGTATGAATTCTCTTGAAGATGAACTCGATCGAGAAATCCCTGTTTGCAAAAGATCAAAAGATTATGATACATCTATTTTTATAAGGTTTACGGTTCTTATTTCCCTTCTTTTGTCATTCCAGATATACTCTTGAGCCTTATTAAAGGCTTATTTTAATGAAAAATGATATTTGTTCAGTTTGTTCGTTTGAATTTGAAGAAAGCTCTGTACAGTATTATAGGCGCATAAAAATTAGTTTTAACGCGCCCAAAATATGCAGAGATTGTCATCGCATAAAAAATGCTGACAAGAATGCAGAAAAAAGAAAGAAGTCAAATAAGGTTAAAACCACTCATGAAAAGTTGGTCGAAATCAAGAAACAATTCGGCTATCTTTGCACAACAATCGTCCGGCGTCGTTTGCAGATTTCCTACGAAAACGCAATCGAAATCATAAATAATTTCAACAATGAAACTAACAATTTAAGTTAGTTAAATTAATTCAAATTTAATAATCCATAGTTACATAAGATTTTTCTTGCAAAAACTATTGAAATAAGTTATTGATTATTCGTTAACTAAAAAATTAACTAACTATCCTTCAGGAGGATTATGTCTAAAGGTGCATCAATTAAAAATAGTAACCCAGATCATGGCAGAGCGTCTTATGACAAAGGTTACGAATCTGATGAAAGTCATTTCTCACCACCGGGAGTTTACCCAGGCAAAAAAGAACGTGGCAATGAATACATGAAACATCAAAACGAAGCTGTAAAAAGAGATTCAGCTAAGTTGAGCAGAGAAAAATTTAGCAAGATTGCATAGATGAGTTTAATAGTACCTTATCAGACCAGCGGCCAAGAACTTGGAGAAACGCGTCAAGCGATGACAAAGCGTTTGATGAAAGATGTCGAAGAGATGGTGAATAAATATAAGCTCAAGAGTGAAAAATACTACATTCTTGTTCATGCGAAGCCATTTCCTCATAGTCCGAATCTCATCAAGATCAAGATGATACCTATGAACGTGAAGCCGAGTATGATGCTTTCGTGCTTGCTTTTTGGGGTTGACAATCAAAGGGGTGTCCTCACGTTAGAGTGGTCGCTTCCGGGTGATTGGCCCACTTGGTCAGTAGGGGGTACTAGTGAACCGCTTCCAGAGGTTATAGCTTCTGTGAATCAATCAGGCGTGAAATATCATTACGATGAGCTATTGCCAAGCTAGAATATTTAGCAAAAGTCGCTTAAAAAACGAACTATTGCTCCGCGGTTCAGGACCGGGCTAGCTTGGGTTTTTCCCCTCACTGTTCGATAAACATGGGTTTACCTTATTTCACATGGTTTGGTTTTCCAGTGGGGGGACTTTTAAATTTAGTTGCAATAAGCAACACAGTGTCGCCGACTATCGGGCGTAAAATAAACCTCCCGTATTCCAGAGTGTTTACGGATGTGTGGGGCTTCGGCCCCGCATAATTATGGGCGTACTGCATTGTCGCCAAATGCAAAAGGAAATAATGACACAAGAAATAATACAAGAGGAAGTCAAAGCTCATGAAGAGCCAAGCAACCAACCGCAAGGTGAAGCACAGCAAGCCGAAGAAGCAGCTCAAGAAACTAGAAAAGAGCCTTCCAAAAGCAACGCTGAAATCAATTGGGAACAAACTCGTCAACTTCTTCAAATGCAAAAGCAAAAGATTGAAGATTTGGAAAGTCGTCTTGTTGAAAGGGAAAAGCCTTCACAAGTTGATGAGAAAGATGAGTTTTCAGAATTAGACCCTGACGACTACTTAACGGTAGGGAAAGCGAGAAAATTAGCTGAAAAACTTGCCGAAAAAAAAGCAACAGAAGCAGCTAAAAAGATCGTTCAGGAGTATTCTCAGCAGCAAACTGTTCAAAATGATGAACACAGAATGCGTTCCAAACACGATGATTATGACTTTGTGGTTGAAAACTTTGCGATTCCTCTTATCAAAAACGACCCCGCTTTAGCATATCAGATTCAACATTCCAAAAATCCTGCGGAAACTGCATATAAACTAGGAAAACTCTCAGATTCATATGAGGAGTCAACAATGAAACAACAGACGAGTCCTAAAGCCGAAAAGGTACTTAAGAATGCCTCTAGGCCTGTTAGCGCAAATGCTGTTGGGTCTTCTCTAAAAAATCAATCAGAAAATTTTGCTAAAATGTCTCCGCAAGAAATATGGGCAGAGTCTCAGAAGTATGCTAGGAGGGCTTAATGAGGACTTTTAATGACAATTACAACAATGAATCAGCTACCACCGCCGGTAAAATAGAGTGTGCCGGCGTTAAATTGGAGGTAATTACTTGGAAAGTCTAAGCATAATATGATACCATTGTTGTACCTAATTAGGTAAAGCAAAGGAAAATATTATGTATGATAACCAGAAGGAAGCACTTTGTGCGTATGCGTATATAGCCGGTATTATTGATGGAGAAGGTTCAATTATGATCACAAAATCAGTTTGTGGTTATAAAAGAAAAACGCCCAGTTACACACCAAGAATTAAGGTGGGTAAGACTGAAAGACAATGTTTAGATTTCATTGTCAAGCATACTGGAATAGGTACTATTACGTGCGAAGGTGTACGAAAATCACACAGAGATGGTTGTAATAGAAAAGGATTTTTTGTGTGGCAGGTTCATTCTTTAATAAACTGCCCAAAGTTCTTAAAACTTATTATGCCATTTTTGGTCTTAAAAAGACCACAAGCGAAACTTTTACTGTCGTATTGCAAAGGCTTTAATAAGCAAAAGAAATGCATGGATGGGGTTCCTGTGATCGTACGAGCTTTTCGTGAGGAGACGTATCACAAAATGCGTAAGCTCAATGGAAAGAAGGCACCTGCAACGACTAAACCCTCTAACATCCGAGAGGATGAAGTGATAGTCTAAACTTATGGGAAACCATAAGAGAAAAACTCGAAGCGGTTTTTCCGCCTAGCAATAGGTTAGTAGGTCAGTGAATCGACCGAAAGTAATAGTAAGACAACAATGGTTCGACAATGTGTTATTAAGTAGGCCAATGCCGAAATTAATACATAAACAAATGGCGATGAAGAAAGAACTTCCTGAGAATTCAGGGAGAATAGCTAGATACCGTAGGTATACAAACTTACAAACAGCAACGGTGCCATTACCAGATTCAGGGCTCACACCCCCAGGTCAGGTACTTAATGCCATCGACATTGATGCTAGACTGGATTTTTATGGTACTTATGTGACTATAACTGACCAAGTAGCATTCTTGAATCAAGACCCAGTCTTGAATCAAACAGTATCTCTCTTAGCTCAGTCTATGAGAGAAACTGAAGACGAATTGATTAGAAATATGCTCCAATCCACAGCTGCAGTTATTAACTGCGTTGGTGGTACGAACGGAGATAACCCAACGGAATTGAGCCGTACCGATATTGACACTACGATCCAAGCTTTGCTCGGTAACGACGCAATGATGATTTCTGACAATATCGAAGGTTCTCTGAAATTTGGTACAGCACCAGTCAGAGAGGCTTTCTGGGGTATGATGAAGACTGATATTATTGATGATTTGGAAGCTGTAACAGGCTTTATTTCACAAGCTCAGTATCCATCAAATATGAATGTGTTAAATGCGGAATGGGGTTCTGTTTCGAATATCAGGTTCTTGTATAGCTCTAAAGGCTCACAGACCTTGAATAGTTCGTTAAATGGTAACACTGTTTACAACACATTCGTTACTGGTCAAGAAGCTTATGCGATTGTTGAGCTTACACAAGCTACAGCATCGTTTATTTATACACCACCAGGTGGACCTACCGATCCACTTCGCAGGTTGCAATTAGGTGCATGGAAGATGGCGCAAGTGCCTCGTATCTTGAATGACGCGTGGATATTTAATCTTCGCTCAACACACTCATAGGAGGTAATACATGCCTACATCCGAACATAATATGCTTCAGGGAACATTTACTGTTCCTAGCACTTTTGATGCAACGCATCCTTTTTCAGTTAACGTTAATACTGGGTTTTTGCCTACAAAAATCACAATGATTAACGAAACCCAATGGGGTCAAACTGGTACAGGTAATGAAAACATCCAAGACTTAAGATGGGATTATACAAATCCTACTTTGACTAATGGTACATTCATTAACGCTGCTGGAACTGCATTAGTGCCTTTCCAGATTAATGCTTCGACAACCAATCCAAACGGTATTACAACTTATGATGGTACACAAAGTATCAAACTAGGTCCTGCGATTACCGGTACAACAATTGTAAAAGCAACAAACACTTTTACAACTTCTACCGCGCATGGATTCCAAATCGGAGATACTGTTCAAATTACTAACAATGCTGTTATGAAGCAAATTGGTGGTATGTGGTTTACAATTGCCACAGTGCCGACAACAACAAGTTTTACTGTTGTTGCAAACTTCATCAACACAGCGAACTTTACTCAGGAAACATCTTTCGTAGTTAGAAAAGTTGTTGTGGGCCCTCTTTACTATCCAGAAAGAATTTGGATTACAGGGATTACACAAGCTAGCCCAATGGTAGTGACAACTTCCCCTAACCATAGATTGACTGTTGGCCAAAAAGTTAGATTGCGCGTTCCATCAACTTTTGGAATGGTTCAAGCTAACAATCTTGAAGCTGTTATTACTGCTGTTACTGCTTCTACCTTCACATTAGGTTCAGTGGCTAACACGAATAACACTGGCGTTGATTCTACAGCATTTACAGCATTTGCGTGGCCTGCTGCAACAGCAGTTCCATTCTCATTTGCTTATGTTGTACCAATCGGTGCTGGCCCAAGCCCTTCTCCAGTTACATATGTAAATAGTAACACTTACAATGCTGATCTTCTTGATGATGCTACAACTAACGAACAATTCCAAGGTTTCTCAGTAGGAACAGGAGTTTTCATTGTTGCAGCCGCAGGAGCTATCGGCGTGACAGCAGGAGACGTGTTCTCTTGGACTGCTTGGAGAGCTGACGTATAGAAAATTTCGGAGGGTTTTGGCCCTCCGAATTAATAAGAGAATGACATGACATTTGTTCCAACAAGGTATCTGATCAGCAATATCACAAAGGCAAATCCAGCAGTAGTGACGACGACACCGAATATTTATACCACGGGACAGATTGTCAGACTTAATATTCCTAAAGCATATGGAATGCAGGAATTGAATAACAAATTAGCAAGTATAACGGTTTTGAATAATACGACTTTCAGCCTTCAATCATCACAGGTGCCACCATCTGTAAACATTGATTCCACGTATTTTCAGGCTTTTGTAAATGCTGGCACAGGGACTCCAGCAGCTGCTGTAGCTGTCGGTTCTGGTCCTACGCCATCCTTATCGCCAGATGATCTTGCGATGAGAAATGAATGCACATCAAAAATAGAAGATGCTACGACGAATGTAGCAATAACAAACCAACCCTTTTGAGGTATAAATGACCAAAGTATTAGAGCAAGTTCAAAGAACGCCATTGTTAATAAGAAGAAAAAGTAAAATCCCTGTGAATACAGATTCCATCGAAGCTATGACGCGAGAAACTGATAAGCCTGTTATGGGGATATTTGTCAATATTGAATGTCCAGGACAGCCTGCAAAAGTTTGTGGAAGATACTATAAGCACATGGAATATTTCGATAAAACTTTTCATGATGGTGAGAAATGCACCATCCCTCTTTCGGTTGCTCGTTTCATCAATGAAAGATGTCAGTATGAAAAACATAGTCATTTGACTGATGATAGAGGCAATCCGCTTAAAAGTGAAATTAAACTTCCTCGCTATAAATTTATGATAGAGGCGGCATAACCTTGACAACGTGGGATCTTAATCGTCTTAGATATACTATCCGTAAGATCACTGGTAAATATGATATTACTCAGTTGCCAGATACTTCTGTCGGCGAAAATAATATGTCCAATCCTTCTGCGATTGATGATTATATTAACGATTTCTATTTACACGATTTCCCCGAGCATATGAGATCTCTTAGATTGAGGGATTTTTATACGTTTACCACCATTCCAAATTGTGGAACGTATAATGTCCCTCAAAATGTTATTCAAATTTATGATCCTATCTACATCGATAACTATGAATTTTGTTGGTATCAAGACCCAAAACCCTTCTTTCGGGTTTGGCCGGAATTAAATTTCATTGATCAGAATTTATTCACTCCTGATGGCGTGACAACAGTTTTTCAATTTACTTTGACTCAGACACCGGTCCAGCAAGGTTCTGTTGTTATTGGTTTACAACCAAACATCGATGGACAAAGTGCTGGCGCCTTGGAAACTTTTACAGATCAAGACAATGGTGTGCCTTTAGATATTCCTAAACAGCAATATTTTGTTAACCCAGGAATATTGACTGGAAATCAAGGGGGAACTGGAACTATTGATTATTTAACTGGTGCGGTTACTTTAAATTACGCTAATGCGCCACCTGCTGGAGCCAATAGTAGTTGCCATTATCATCCTTATGTTGCAAGCCGACCACGTGACACTATGTTCTGGCAACAACAATTATTCTTAAGGCCGATTCCAAACGATACTTATTTGGTCAAATGTATGGCCTACATGTTGCCAACAACTGTTATTTCAGCAGCAACTAATGCAACAGTAAGACCTTCGTTGTTTGTTGATCCTTCAACCACTCCAATTTCTACACCAACTTCTTCAACTGTGACTATGCAAGGATTTACAGGTCAAAGCGGAAGCTTACCTACCGACCTTCCACAATTTAATGAATGGTGGCAAGTGATTGCTTATGGTGCTGCGCTTAAGATCTTCATTGAAGATGGTGAACATGAAGAATATGCGAGATATAAGCCTTATTTCGATGAGCAACTTTTGCTTGCACAACGCAAGGCATTAAAACAGTTTTCTAGTCAGCGTATTCCAACTGCGTATGCCGACAACAATACAACTACACCCGCGTACCCAATTTTCCCATACTATTAAGGATAAATTATGGCAAATACTTATTCAAATACTCCTCTAGGAAATGAAATTTTATCTGTGTCACAACCTCTAATTCAGGCTAATTTTAATTATCTTGTAAATACTCTTGGAACATCCAATGCAAATAATGGGGATCATCAAATTTCACAAGGTGGAAATGATAATACTCCTTTTGAAGGAAGACATAGACAGGTTTGCTTTTTGGATAGAAATGGAAGTCCTTTACCAACAGCTACAGGCTTTGCGGATAGTGTTGATTCTGTTGTGTATTCAAATGCAGAAAATCTTTATCTCAACACTATAACTTCAGCAGCTGTAGCTTATCAATTAACATCGACGAGTTCAAATGCTGGAGAAAATGCGAAGTTTGGTGCTGCAACGAATGGGTGGATCTTTCTTCCAGGTGGAATAATCCTTAATTATGGCACTACAACTCTTGGCTTGGCTCCAACCGCTGTTTCATTTTCTAAAAGTTTTTCAAATACCCCAACGATTTGGTATGGAGCTCCTTTTCACGCTGAATTTTCAAGTACTTCTTTTGTACAAGGAATTGTAATTTCCTCGCTTACTAATACAGGTTTTACTTTTACTACTATATCTACTATAGCTACAAATGTCCCTTGGATAGCGTTCGGAAAGGCATAAAATGGCATATGAACCACGATTAATCACACCCTTTGTTGATAGTGGTTTGAAGAAATATTACAAGCCATGGTTGATCGGGGATGAAGCTTTTCCCGAAATAACGAATGCCTATTCTCGGCGTGGGGTGGTTAGAAAAAGAGAAGGATATAGATTATTAGCACAGTTACCTTTAGAAGGTCTTACAAGGCCTCCTGTACAAGGTTTAAAGAACTGGATTAATCCGCTCACATTGGGAGAAAGATTAATTGTATTAAGCTTAAAAAAAGCTTATCTCTTTGATGATACCACTCAAACATTTAATGATATTACTACTTTATCTGCCGGTTCAACAGTTTTCAGCTTTGGTAGCAGCGCAAATGATTATTATTGGTCATCCAATTATGCAAGCTCCATGTGGATTACAAATGGTCTTTCAGTAGTTCCAGCAAATGTTCCAGCTTCAACCAATGGCATTTTGTATTGGAACGGTACTATAGCTAATGGTTGGAATATTCTTCAGCCTCTTCTTTCAGGCACCAATTATCTTAACGGAGCATTAATTGTTCTTCCCTATAAAGGTTATCTTGTTGCTCTTAACACACTTGAAGGACCAAGTAATGGGACAAACAATATCAACTATCAAAGTCGTGCAAGATGGAGCCAAAGAGGTAATCCCTATGTAACTCAAACAGGAACTGGTCAAGTAAATACTCCTCCCCCAGCTTTTGCACCTGGCGATGATAAAGCATGGCGTGATGATATTCCTGGTCGAGGAAGTTATATTGATGCGGATACTAGCGAAAGAATTGTTTCGGCAGGGATAGTAAAAGATACACTGATAGTTGCTTTTCAAAGATCAACATGGCGTTTAAGATATACTGGAAACAGGATTCAACCATTTATTTGGGAAAGATTAAATACACAATATGGCGCAGAATCAACGCATAGCGCGATTGTTTTCGATGAAGCTGTTTTATTTTTTAGTCGTTTTGGTTGGATTGCGGCAACAACTAATGATGTCACACGAATTGACCAAGAAATACCAGATGATTCTTTTTCGATTGAAGGAACTAATACATCTCTATCAGGATTAAATAAAGTTCAAGGAATTCGAGATTTTTATAGAAATTTTGTTTTTTGGACCTTTTTGACGATTGGAGAAACAAATGCAAATCAAATTTATGGATACAATTATATCGATAAATCTTGGACGATTTTCAATCCTACAACAAGCATAAATACTTTTGGAATGTATAGAAATACGGCAGGAGATAAAGTTTGGTCTTCATTTAATGCTGCTGATGATAAATGGGAAAATTTTTCAAATAATGATGATGTTTGGTCTTCATTCAGTTCTGGTCAAAACGCTGAGTTTCCGTATACAGTCGGTGGTGATCTGAATGGAAATGTCGTTTTAATGTTTGAGTTCTTTGAAGCACCGACGACGGATTATAATGGAACTTCACAAGTTAATTTCAATTTTGATATCGTTACAAAACGTTTTAATCCTTATATAGATCAAGGACATAAATGTCGTTTAGGATATATCGATCTGTATGTGACTTCTATGGTGGGAAGTCAAATTACTGTAAATCATTACGTTGACGATCAAGATACCCCAATCATAACTAAAACAGTAAATTTATTCGAAAGAGGTGTATTCAATATCACAAATGTTTCTGTGGGAACAACCACAACAATAACTACTTTACAAGATCATGAGTTAAGTGTAGGTGAAGTAGTTACTATTTCCGATATAGTTGGAAATGTTAGAAATGTTTTAAACAACCAAAGTTTTATTGTTGGAACAATTCCAACAGATAAAACTTTTACAATCAAAGCGTTTAATGGCACTGACATTAATACCACAGGTCTAATTTATACTCTGGGTGGTTTTGTGTATAATCAAGATCTTCCACAGGGTGATGCAACGTATACTAGAGTTTTTCTTGGAGCTATTGGAAGAATGCATCAATTAGAATTTACTTTGTCTCCGGAACAACTTGCAGATCCCGTATCAGGAGCCGCTCAATTTGAATTGCAAGGTATTGTGTTGTGGACAAGAGAAACAGGAAGGATAAGAGGTTAATATGTCAACGTATGGACCTCCAGATAGTGTGTTTCCTTATCTTCCTCCGGAGCAAGATTTTCCGGATGAGTCCGAATTATTTCGAGAGATTTTAAGTGAGCGCGAAAGGTTAACTGCAACTATAATAAACATTAAAGAAAACGCACAATATGAAAAACTAGAGCTATTAAGCGGCCAACAATGGTTTACAAGTCAAGTTGATAATGCAATTATTTCAAATTATGTGTATAGATTAACTTTTGATCTGGTAGCATTAAATTCGGGTATACCAATTCCAGTAGGCGTAACAATACTAGACTTAGTTGTTTTAGCGCCTAATGGACAACCGACACCAATTAATATTGCAACAGCAATACAGCCTGTACATGGTTTTGGGGCAGCAAATAACGGAACTAACTTTTATTTTATTAACGATCCTTTGGTATTTATTAGAACCAATGTTTGGTCAAATGCGAGTCAACAAATTATAATTACAAACAATTCAGGAGCACCTCTTACTCAAGCAGTATGGGTTTTTGAATACATGAAAACATAGGTGATTTATGGCATGGGTTCCAGCGGCCCTTGGTGGTTTAAGTGCGGTAGCAGGTTTATTTAGTGGTGGTGGGGGAGGAAGAACACGAAGAAGTAAAATATCCAAACTTCCAACAAAACTACCCGAACAAGAAGCATTTCTAAAATCGCTTTATGGGGGCGGAGGAATAGAATCTAATCCCCTTTATCAACAAGGACAATCTAATCTTATGAGAACGCTTCAAGGAGGTCCTGAGGCTTACAATGCCTTTGAAGCGCCTTTATTGCAACAATTCAATCAGCAGACAATCCCTGATATCATAGAACGATTTGGAGCAATGGGAACTGGTGCTGGCGCAACAAGTTCTGGAGGCTTAAATCAAGCTATCGCACAAGCTATGCAGGCTCTTGGAGTAGATTTAGGTGGTATTAGAGCAAATCTTCAGAATCAAGCAACTGGACAAGCTTTAGGATATGCACAGCAGCCACAAGCAAACAAATTAGCAGGTTTACAGATTGATCCTTTCGCGTATCATGAGCAACAGGCAACCCCGGGTTCACCTAGTCCATTATCCAATATTTTTGGAGGATTAGCAGGTGGATTAAGTCAAGGATTCGGACAAATGGCAGGAAATTATTTTGGTAATAAGACATTTGGTTCACCTGCAATGCAACCATCTTCAGGATCGCCTGGAGGTTCATTGAGTTATCAAAGACCACAAAGAACGTCGCTTCCATCATTTATGCAAAGGTAATTATATGGTTCAGTTTTTTACATCACAAGCTCCTCAAAGAACGCCTGGATTAGGAGATATTCTCGGTCAAGCAGTTGGTCAAGGTCTTCAATCTGGTATAGGAGCGGGATTTCAACAGGCTCAACAACGTGGAGAACAAGAAAGGCAATCTTCTATGCTTGGAAGTGCGTTGCAAGAGGTTCAGCAAATTTACAATTCGAACTTGCCACAACAACAGAAAACGATTGCTGCTTATAAACTTCTTTCATCAAGACCAGAAGTTGCACAAGCTCTAACTAAGCAACTTTCCGATCAAGAAAGCGATATGCAATCTCAACAAGTACTGAATCAATTATATCCAAGTCAAGGAACACCAAGTCAAGGAATTCCAGGACAACAAAATAATCCATCAGAACAGCAACCAACGATACCTCAGGAAGATCAATTATATTCTGAAGAATTAATTGGAAGATTGAGTGCTTCAAAACCTGAAGTTGCTAAACAGCTTCGTGAACACAATAAGCAAGTATTAAAAAATAAACAACATAGAGAAAAAATTCAGCAAGAAGAAAAACAGTTTTTCCATAAAGAAACCGCAAAACTTGATGAATCATTGTCTGAACAAGCGACAGCAGCAGAAAAGAAAAATAGAGCTCTTGCTAGACAAATGGTAAACATAGACAAAATAAATTGGTGGGACAGAGCCGTCTCTTCTTTATTTAGTAATACTCCTTTTGGAGATCTTTTAAAATCAGAAACAGCTCAAGAATTTGATGCTAATACGCTTCCACAAATGGAAGGTCTTCGACAAATACTTGGGGGTGTTTTAAGTGATTCTGATATTCGTTTAATCTTGCAAAAAGTTGTCACATCTTCAAAGAACCCCGAAGCAAACAAAAAAATTGCCAAATGGTTAACACAAGAAAATGATCTTGTTATAGCAAAAAAAAGGATTGGCGATGAAATCAAAAAGAGAAATGGAGGCTACAGACCGGCAAATTACGAAGAAGAAAGAGATCGTGTTTTTTATGAAAGGTATGGAAAGGATATTCAAGAAGGTTTCCAGGATATTATGTCATTAAAGGATGATAAAAAGAAACTGGAGAAAATAGGAAGAAGAAAAGTACCGCCAGGCACTCCATTAAGTGAAAGAGTAACTGATATGTACCTAGATATGGCTGATGGTGACTTTAATAAAGCCGCCAAGATGGCAAATGAGGATGGTTATGACTTCTAATGTTAACCCATTTTTTATTAGAGCACAACAGAGGCAAAATGGTGCAGCAAGTTCTTTACTTATTCCAAAAAAGAATGAAATTTCAGATAATCCTTTCCAAAAAAGAGCTCAACAAAGAAAGGCTGAAGAAGAAAACGCGGGTCTAGTCGATACTTCCAAAGATGTTGCACAACAAATAGTTGCTAAGGGTGCGCAAGGAATATTAGGATCATATGGCAACATCCTTGATACTTTTGGATTACAATCTAAAGAAAATTTATTGCCCGGTCAAAAGGCTAATTTAGAGAGCGCCTATAACGATGAATATGATTTAGGACTAAATGATGAAATTCTTCCCAATTATGCGAGATTGCCTTCTTCAAAACAAGCAAAAGAAGCCGTCGAATTAACTACCGGTATAGGAGAAGGAAAAACTCCTTCAGGAAGAATAGTAGGAAGAGGAGCCGAATTTGCTGGAGAAGGCTTAGCAACTGGGGGTGGAGTCAAAACTTTACTGACTCTCGCGGGAGCTGGAGCAACAGGTCAGGGATTGAGAGAGATGGGAGCTCCTGAAAGTTTGGCATCGGGAGCAGAAATTGCGGGATCGATTCTACCTTCATTAATTAGCGGAAAAGTCAACCCTAGATCACAAGAGGCTCAAAAGATCGTAAATGCAGGCAGAACAGTAAGTTTAACAGAAAAACAAATTGCGCCTTTAATTCAGGGCGAAGGAAAAGTTTCCTTTTTATCGAAAATTGCAAGAAAATCAGACAGGACTAAAAAAACTTTTGCGAACATCAAAGCAAGTCTTGGCGATTCTTATCAAAATATCAAAACTGAAGTTGCAAAACTTCCAAAGATAAATAATAAAAACCAAAATTTACTTTATGATAAATTTACTTCAATTCGGGAAGAACTTTCAAAGACTTTAAAAGCTTCTCCAGACAAGGAATCTGCGATAAAATTTATAGATGATGCTATTTCAAAACTTTCCAATCATGGAGCATCACCAGAAGAATTGATTAACTTTTGGCAGGATATAAACAAATCTGTGCCTTGGAATAAAATTGATAGTGGAAAAAAAACTTTGTCGCAATTAAAAGAACCTATTCTTGAAGTTTTGAGTGATGTTGCACCGCAAGCAGCCAAAGATTTCGAGATGACAAATTTACTTTATTCCAAATATGCTCAAATCTCTAAAAAATTGAAACCTGATATTGTAGATAGTTTCATCAATAAAGCCGAAGTTATGGCATTCATTCCCGCTGGATTATCGTTAGTTTATGGAAATGTTGCCCCTTTAGCCGGTTTAGCAACTGAATCAGCATTGCGAATTTTAGGTAGAGAAATGCTCATTAATCCTTATTTCATGAATCTAGGACATAAGTTACAAAAAAACTTTAACCAAGCTTCATTTAAAGGTGTAAAAGATCTTGTGAATAATGCCAAAGAATTGCTGGAAGAAAAACATCCTGATGAAGACTGGAATTTCCTAGTTCAGGATTAATCCAGCCATGTCAACAACAACATTCCACCTAAACCTACAAGTAAACCTAAAATTATCATATTAACCTATAAAATGTTTTAATTGAGAAAGAATATACACTTTTGGGGCCACATAAATATTTACTAAATTGTGTATTTCGTTGATCAAACCTGCAGTAATAGGGAGCAAAGCAAAAGGGATTATGAGGGAATAGAGAAAAACAAGAAATCCTTGATCAAACATATCTGTTTTTTTGGAAGAATTAGGATAAATATCCAAAACACAGATCAACAAAAAAGCAACAAAAACTACGAAGAGAATTGAAAAATCAATCCAAGCTTTAATGGTCGCTGCCTTCATAAATTGAGATATGAAATCAGGCCATTGACATTGCACAAAATCAGAAGAAGATTCAACCCAATCTATGATTTTTTTTATTAATTCTTGGGATTCAGAGGGTTCCATTATTTTGTCTTTTCATGAAATGCAAGCAAATGAGCTTTAAAATTTGCATCTTGTTTTTCTAGAGTTGAGTGAAAATCCTTCATTTCATCATGAATAGCTCGGACAAGTTCTCTTGTAGATTCTAATTTTGTATCCATATGGCGGATATCCGATCTTGATTCTGAACGATTCCAAAAGAAAGCTCCAACCATTGTTAATATAAAAATTGCGAATTGTATTAAATCCATAAAATTCCTCGTTTTTCTTTCATAATATCAAGTCCACACTATTTTGTGAACAGGAAAAATAAATTTAATCTCCTTGTCCCAAACAATCTGTCTTATTTCCAAGTTATTATCTAAAATATATTTAAAGTTAATTAACGAAATCCTACTAAAAACTACCAATCATAGTTAGTTAATCTTTTTGTTAAAATTAGTTTGATAATTGTTTACATTAAATATTTCATTTGATAGGTTGCGGTCGAGAAGAGTTCTTCTCATAAAACATTTTCGAGCAAACCGTATCCAGAGGTACATATATGAGCGGCAAAGACCCTATTCCACAAGCACAAGCATATCAGGGCGTACGCGCCACAACTCCAGCGAACTTAATTACAGCAAGTAGAGATCCAGGAAATTCCGATAAAAAATATCCGCTCGGTACTCAATGGCTTAATAAATCAACTCAAACACTTTTCACTCTAGTAGGCACAACAAACGGTCTTCCGGTTTGGGATGCGGGTGGAGTAGCTGCGGCATCAACATCAGCCTTAGGAACAGTCAAATTATCCACTCTAGCACAATTAGAAGCAGGTACAGCTCCATCAGGTTCTGTCGTTCCTCTCGCAAATGACGTTTTCACATATGTACAAAGCGTGGTCCTTGCGGGTGCAAACATCGCTCAGACAGGTGTGACAGGTATAACTAACCTATCAACTGATGCACAAGCAGTTGCCGGAACAGCGACAGTTCCAGGCGTAACAGCTTTAGCAGTTCAACCATCTAACTTAGCAGCGGTATTTGCTGCTCCTCCAACAATTGGTAACACAACACCAAGCACTGGAGCATTCACAACTTTAGCTTTCACAACTGCAACTGGTACAGCAGGTGGTACTTGGGCTTCTGGCGGTACAGCGATTTCAATTGGCGCTGATGCTACAACAGACACCATAAACATTGGTACTGGTGCCGCAGCGAGAACAATCCATATCGGCGATTCGACACAAGCCAACTTAGTAACGATTGGTTCTGCTACTGGAGCGGCGGCATTAACTCTAAAAGCTGGTACAGGTAACTTCGTTTTAACAACTGCTGCAACTACAAACGTCACAATGGCCGCAGCTCAAACGAGTGGTACTTTTACAATCGGTGGTACAGCTCAAACAGGTACAATGACACTTGGTTCGTCCTCTGGAACGAATATCGTTGCTATCGGCGCAGGAGCTGGAGCAACAACCGTTAATATTTCTAACGCTAACACGGCTGGAGCAATCAACGTGGGTGCTGGTTTTACAAGTGGTACAATCACAATTGGTGGTACTGCTCAAACCGGTAACATGGTTCTGGGTTCAAGTTCTGGATCTAATGCGCTTTCGATTGCAGCAGGGTCAGGAGCCACCACATTGACTTTAGCAAACGTTCAAACAGGTGGATCTGTTGCCGTAGGTAACGGTATGACAACCGGTACTATTACTTTTGGTGGTACTGCACAGACTGGTACTATTACCTTAGGTTCATCAAGCGGAACGAATAGCGTGCTTATAGCTAACGGTTCAGGAGCTTCAACCGTTTCAATCGCAAACGTTCAGGTTGCTGGTGTTGTTAATATTGGTACAGCAATGACAACTGGTACCCTAAACATTGGTTCTACAGCTGCCGGTACAGGTACTATCACATTTGCTGGCGGTACTGGTGCTCAAACGATAAATATTGCCAATTCGACCGGAGGGAAAACGGTCGCGATAGCCACAGGTGCCGGAGCCAACATAGTTTCCTTAGGCTCGAATAACGGTGCTTCTTCATTAACATTGAAGGCTGGTACTGGTAACTTCTCGTTAGACGGTGCAGCTGCAACAACTTATGCAGTCGGCGCATCTACAACTACAGGTACAATCACGATAGGTGGTACTGCCCAGACAGGTACTTTAACTCTAGGTTCATCATCAGGAACTAACATCATTGCAATTGGTGCGGGCGCTGGTGCTACAGACCTTCAGTTAGTTAACAGTCAGCTTGCTGGATCCGTTGAAATGGGTACAGCGATGACCACCGGTACTATCACTTTGGGTGGTACAGCACAGACAGGAACTATTACACTCGGATCTTCATCCGGTACAAACAGTGTGCTAATAGCTAACGGCTCGGGAGCGACAACTCTTGCCTTAGCTAACGTACAAACGGCTGGTAGTGTTGCAGTTGGTACAGGTATGACAACCGGTACTATTACTTTTGGTGGTACTGCACAGACTGGTACTATTACCTTAGGTTCATCCTCGGGTACAAACAGTGTTCTTATTGCCAATGGTTCGGGTGCTACAACACTTTCTATGGCCAACGTTCAAGTTGCTGGTGCTGTGAATATTGCAACAGCCATGACAACAGGTAACATTGCTATTGGTAGTGCTCAAACTTCTGGTACTTTGACCATAGGTTCAACTGCCGCTGGTACAGGTGCTACAAGAATAGCGGATGGTACAGGCGCGCAGACAGTGACCATCGCTACCGGAGCCGGAGCTAAAACGGTTACTTTGGGATCTACTAACTCAACATCTACTTTAACACTTCAATCCGGTTCTGGAAACGTTGTTGTTACAGGTGGTAACTTAAAAATCAATAGTGCTGGAAAAATGCTCCAGGTTCACTCAGGAGCTGTAACAGACTTTATCGGAACTGGTGTTTTGACAGCGGGTACTCAAACTATTGCAAATACAAATATTGCAACTGGTGACGTGATTTTACTTACGAGATTAACTGTAGCTGCTTCTACAACTCTTGGTGAACTAACCTACACAATCAGTAACGGCGCAAGCTTTACTGTAACAAGTGTTATCTTAGGAACACCAGGAAGCACGCAAACAGGTGACGTAAGTACTTATGCTTACATGATTGTTCGTCCAGCATAACAACATGAAATTACTCAAAAAAATACATAGCCTCATAAAAAAATTATGGGGTTATGTAACCAAACAAAATAAAAAGGAGAATAAGGAAATGATTAAAAACAAAACTATTTTAGAAGTAAAAATCGGCGAAAGAGCTTACCAAATGGAATGTTATCCAGATTCCCCATTAGGTGAGATTTTTGACGCTCTTTGTGCCATGAGAGGCTTTATCGTTCAAAGAATGATAGAAGAACAAGAAAAAGATAAAAAAGTGGTAGAAAAACCAAAAGAGGAATAATGCATTCTCGAAAAATTGCTTACGAAACTTTACGTAGTATTGATTCTGCAACTTTTACTGGTAGTTATCAAAATTTGGGAACCGCGCTTGCAAACGCGGCTTCCATTATTAAAATTGTCAATAATAGCACAGTACTTGTGACTGTTTCAATTGATGGCGTTAATGATCACGATATTTTGCCAGCAACTTCATTTGTCTTATATGACATAACAAGCGATTCTCCTCATGAAACTGACAGTATTTTTGTTGAGAAAGGTCGTCAATATAGAGTTAAAGGTGTAGCAGGTACGGGGTCGGTTTATTTAGTCGTTCAATATATAACGCAGGTTTAGGATGTCACAAGCAGGACAAGTCAATTCGGCATCAGGGCCAGTTCCTCCAGCGGTTCCAACGAGTTTTGTTACTGATGTCAATTCACCATCAGTGCCAGTTGCAAATATTGAAAATGTTATTGGTGGAACAATCACCACAAATAACAATAATGGTGTCCAAACAGATGGATCCTCAGGTGGTAACACTTTAACTGTTCAATTAACAAATAGAATTATTGCCACAGCAACAACTACTGATGGCGTTACTCCGGTCACAGTTTACTCTTTTTCCTTAGGTGCAACACCCGCTTCTTTTTTATTCTTTTCCAAACTTGTTGCTTTTGATGTGACTAGCAATCAAGGTGCTGGTTACAACTCATTTCGTTGCGTCCGCACTTCTGGGGCAGTGGGAACATTGATCGGTGCAGATGCAGGATTTATTGAAGAAGAAGGCGATATGACAAATGTAAACGCCGTAAATGGTATTTCTGGAAATAACCAACAGCTCGTTGTTACAGGAATAGCAGGACATACGATCCATTGGAAAGTTTTAGTAGAATATATTTCGGTATCTTAGGAGATTTATGCCGGGTTTTGATAATGGAACAATGTTTGCAAACAATGTAGACTTTACTGGAAATAGTTCCGTTGCAGCGCAAGTTACGAGTAATGGACAGCTTCTAATTGGGTCTGCGGTTTCTCCGAACATACGTGTGGGAACTCTTACAGCCGGAACAGGAGTTTCGATTACAAATGGAAATGGAACAATTACTATTGGTCTTTCTGGTGGAGGAACTGCTTTAGAACATTTGACAGGCGATACCGGAGGGGCATTAAATCCAGATGGTAGCAATAATATCAATATCGTTGGAGGAACTCTTTCAGCTGGAACTAATGCATCTACTACAAGTGGGGCAGGAAGCACACTTACCATTACTTCAATCAATACAGCAAAATGGATTGTAGATCCTACGGCTAATCGTGGTACTCACCAAACAATAGCTTCTGCAATAACCGCCGCTTCTTCAGGGCAAACAATATTTATCCGTCCAGGTACTTACACGGAAAATCTTACATTGAAAGCCGGCGTAAATTTAACTGCTTTTGTATGTGATGCGCAAAATCCTAATGTCACCATAGTTGGTAAAGCAACATATACGTCAGCCGGAACAGTAGTTATTTCCGGAATCAGGCTACAAACGAATAGTGATTTTGTATTGTCTCTAACGGGAGCAACAGCCAGTTCAACTGTAATTCTCAACGGATGTTATTTAAACGCGACCAATAACACTCTTTTATCTAACACCAAATCCGCCGGACCTTCAACAATAGCATGCTACAATTGTTTCGGCGATTTAACAACAACCGGTATTGCCTATTTTTCTGTGACAGCAGGAGAGCTTTCATTTCAAAATTGCAATTTTACTAATACAGGAAGTTCCACAACAGCTAGTACTTTTTCTGCTGCAACTGCGTCTCAGTCAACAGATATATTCTGTTCCAATATAACCAACGCAATGACATCTAGTAGTTCGAGTGCATTTAGTCTTTTTTCATCTGAGATAATTGGTGCTCTTATCCTGGGGTCGACTAACACGCATACCATATATAGTTCTTTATTAATTGGCGGAGCCTCTTCAGCAGCTTCAATAAGTGTTGGAGCTGGTCTTGTCATTGTAAATTCAACAATTAATAGCTCAAATACAAATGCATTAACTGGTGCTGGTTCAATTTCCTATTCAGGATTAGCGTTTACGGGTTCTTCATCATTGATAAATACAACCACACAAACGCCGTTGGTTTTCTCTAATGATGCGGTGAAAGTAACAACACCTGGAGCATATCCTTATACAACAATTCCGCAAGACGCCGTGATCCTAGTTGATTCGTCTTCGGCAAGAACAATTATTCCTTTAGCATCTCCCACAACAGGCCAAATGCATCGAATTAAAGACAACGCAGGATCTGCAGGTACAAACAATATCACAATTACGCCATCAGGAAAAAATATTGATGGCGTTGCAAGTTTTGTAATCAATACTAACTATGGTTCTGCAGATATTGTATATAACGGTACTCAATGGAACGTACTCTAAAAATAAAAGGTTAAATATGTCAAATATTGGGAAAGGGGCAACAGGGACAATATTGCAAGGCGCGGGAACGGGCGCATCTCCTAATTTTTCAACTGCAACATATCCTGCAACCGCTACTGGAACGGGAACCTTATTAAGAGCTGACGGTACAAACTGGTCTGCGACTACTTCTACCTATCCAAATACAAACGCAGTGAGCACTCTTTTATATGCATCTTCAGCAAACGTGATGTCAGCGCTAGCAACAGCAAATAGTGCAATTTTAGCAACAAATAGTTCTGGGGTTCCTTCCATTACAGCTGCTTCGGGAAATTGGTTAAATACTGCGAGGAGTGCTTTTGCAGCGTCTCTTTCTGGAAACGTAACGAACGCAACTGGAGATAATACCACCTATACAATAGCTTTTGATACAGAAGCATTTGATCAGGGCAATGATTTTGCAACAAATACTTTCACTGCTCCTGTGACTGGAAAATATATGTTTAATTATCAAATATCATTGTCAAATTTAGGAGCTGCACACACCTCTGCAATCGTTACAATTGCTGGCATAAATACAGCTAGATTTCAACCATTTGTAATCGTGAGTTCTGGAGGAATAGTAACTTTTGGAGGTTCTATTTTCGTCTCCTTAACGGCTGCCGCGACTGTAACAATGGCAGTTACGGTTTCAGGAAGCACCAAAACGGTAACAGTTGTCGGAGGAACTTCAGGAACGACAATGTCAGGATATCTAGTGTGTTAATTGGTGATGATTTATTAAGAAAAGGACTTCTTCGTAAGCCTGTGTCTTTCCTGCAAGTTCCCAGTAGCGTTCGTTAAATATATGTTTTGTTTGATGAACATGAAATTCTTGTGTTGTAAAATACTGAAGTGTTTCAACCCTGTTTTGAAATTCTTCGCAGAAAAAACAAGCACAAAATAAAGTAAAAGAAAGAGAAAATTTTTTCATAACACCCCGGAGTTTTTATGCCATTAAAACATGGTAAATCAAAAAAAGCAATAAGTTCGAATATTAAGGAAGAATCAAAAACGCACCCACGCAAACAAGCCATTGCAATCGCTTTGAGCGAAGCTAGAAAATCAGGTGCTAAAATACCTAAAAAAGGAAAAAAGAAATGAAATATGATCATATGAAAAATGTTCCCTATCAATTGTTTACACCAGAAGCAGAAAGGCTTTGTGAAAAAGAGAAAATGGAACGCAGAGAAGCAAAAGAACATTATATAAAGGGCATTCAAGGTGTAGATGGAGGGCCATTTCCAAGCAAAGGCCAATACCAAAGATGAGATTTGTACCGATACTTTTTATGCTAATGATGAACTCTTGCGTGAGATTGCCCGACAGTTATTTTGCAGATGTAAAAATTGAAAGTGAATCACAAGTCAAATAAATACCAAAGAAGTATACTGACAATGGCATCAGCATACTTCTACGTAGGTTCTAAGCGGCTTTTGCAAGCTCTTTAATTTTCCATTTTGCGAAATCTGTTTCAAATTTTTCTCTATTTTGGTAGTCAAAGAGTGTGTCTTTAATTGTTTTCTTCCAATGTTGAGAATATTTCTTAAGATAGGTTTTCATCATTTCCTGATCCTCTGGAAGATATTCACGAACATGTTCAATAATCAATTGTTCGGCTACTTCAGGATTTTCAGGCTCTTTTTCTTCAGCTATAGTTTCGATGATTTCGCATTTAGCATCACGAATCTCTCCTTCAACATAAGCCGTTCCTAATATATCTGGAGCAAGTCTTCGACCCAATTTAGATATGGCTCGTGCAAAATACATGTCTTCAGGATTTTGTTTCCATGGTCCACGATTGATTACACCGGCTCTTGCTGCATCTTCCTCAAGAAATTTAGCTTCACAGGTATCACCAGAATCGGGTCTTGTTCCTTCTAAGATACACCCCTTAGCATCTAAACGTTTAACTGTGATCTTAATTCCTGCGCGGCGCATCATCGCATTGATCATACGTGCGGAGATTTCAACTTTGCCTTGAATGTTCCATAATCCACCATTTAAGGCAGCCATTGGAGGAATGCCAAGTTCTTTGGCAGCCAAAAGAATCATAAATATCTTATTTTCTCCGCCCACGCCAGAATACAAACCGGAATTGGCGGCGTTTCTGGCAACAGTTTGTAATATCATTAGTTCGTTTTGACTTGGTATTGTTTCATTATTTGTCTTCTTAATTTCTAATTCTTTTTCTTGCATATTATTTCCTTCCATAAAATCTTATTTTAATTTATTGTGAGGTTGTCCAGTGAACATCCTCAGCCATCTGTTGGGACCGTAGCAATCGTGTTACGGTCTCTTCTTTATAGATAGTCCAAAACGTTTTCTTCTTTCTTATCTTTGAAAAAGTGTCTGTATACATCCAAACAAGCTCGAAAGAGCTTAAAGTTTTGTTCATACAAAAAAATCGTTGCCTCTCCTCCTTGCTTGCATAGCTTCACAAATTCTATTCTGTGAATGTTGTAGCCGGCTTTATTGGCTAAATAAAAATAGGCAGATCCCTGTAAACCCCATGTCTGGTTTTCTTTTACTGATGTCTTAAAGTCCACGAGAATATGTTTCCCATTTTCTTCATAAATGGCGTCACATTCACCTGTAAGCATTAAATCATCACAATAGAATCTTTCCGGCTTATCTAAAAATTTTTTATCTCCTTTCCACGATTTAAAGCTCTCAATATATCCAGAAAGTCTTTCGTCATGAATAGGTGAACCCATATCAGATATAATAGCATCACAAATCGAATGAACGGCAGTTCTTCTTTCTCCTGCTTTTTTAAGAATTTCAGGATCGATGTGTTTCAATCCTGAAAATGGCTCTAGTACCGTCGTAACGCGGGTATAATCCTTCATATGATGTCCTCATAAAAATCTTCATACCGCGCTCTGCCAATTTCTTCTCGACTCCATTCTTGAAGTAATGTTTTCATTTTGCTAACATCTTCTTCGATTGCTGCAAATTCTTGTTGCGACAAGAAAAGCAAGTCAGAAATCTTTTCTGCTTCTGGTAATCCTTCGCTGTGAGCAAAAGAAATGATTTTTGCAAACTCTTCTAAATATTCGGGATGTACGATTGATTTAAGCTTTGCAAGGGCTGTTCTTTTTTGATTGTACATCTCCTTTTCTATATAATTTTCATAACTCATTTCCTGAGCCATTGAAGAAAAATGCCTCGCGGCATGTTCCACAGGGTCTAAATACATATTATTCTCCTAAAAATTTACTGATTTCTTTTAAGTTGTTCGCCATTCTGTACATGTCCCAACTTTGGTTCTGAAGCCACAATTGTACATCTGCACAAAAACGTTTATCTTCATTTGACATTGCTTCGAGTCTTTCACATAAGCTATTGGCTGTTGCGACTAACTCATCTATTGCATTCATTTATTCGCCCTCCATCCATATTTCAAGATCTACTTCATCAACATCGGCGCAGAGCATTCTAACAAAGCATTTATCGCAAATGCATTCCACGTCTTCATCATCTAGATGTTCATTGCATCCGTGTTGATCGACTAATTTGCAATCCTCACAAATTGCACACTCATATGTATTCATATTTTTTTCCTTTTTGTTGACCTTAAACTTTCGTTTATGTATGTTACACACATGTTACAACTGGGTATTCTAAGCAACAGTAACGCACAATATCCAAATGTTAACACCGATATACATTTTCGTCAAAACAAAAAAGATAAAAATATGAAATACTCATGAATTTAAAAGAATATCTATTTAGAAAAGACATTAGTAGAACTGATTTTGCAAAGTTGGTTGGTGTCACACGCCAGACTATTTATAAAATTATATGTGGAACTACACCTACACTTGATGTAGCATTGAAAATCGAAGAAGTAACAAATGGTGAAGTAAAATGCAAAGATTTATTACAACATAAGAAAACAAAAAAAGAAAATCTTGCTCAGGATTAGGTGTGGGCATCATATCTGTGGTATATCAAAAAATATAATATAATAGTAAGAAAAAATGTAACCGCGTATAAATTAAAGTAATCAATATCTATTTCGTTAAAAAACAAAAAAGAATCTAATAATTCCTTCCAGACTTTTTTCATACAAAATCTCACATAATTAAACTTTTAATTACGCTTTTTATGAATACGTCAAATCTTTTGTTTATTCAAGTTAAATTTTTAGTTTATAGAAAATATTAGCTTGAATTAATTTTCGAAAAAAATTATGACTGGAATGTTTAATTAAGAGGTGACTAGACAGGGTTAACGGCCCTGCCTAGTCTTATGAAAGTGATATGCGTCTACATACTAAGAAAAATCTACATTTCCCCACAACTAAAAATTCGGAGTTTTTTATGAAAGTGATTAATTTTTCGAACGATCCTGCAAAAATGCCGCCCCTACTATATCTTGAACAGGTTGCTGAACATTGCCCAAAAGCTGTTTCAACTTATCTTTTGATATGGAGAGAAAAAGATAAACAAGGAAAATTGATAATTGATAAGGATGAAATCAAAAATAATTACCTCACAACTCTCACAAAATTGAAAAACAACCTCGTCCTGCTAGTGAAAGAGGCTTTAATTTCAATTCATGAAACTCCTAATGCCCTTCACATAGAGGTTGTAGAGTGGAATGATATAGATTATTCCGATATTGCATGTTAAAAATTTACTTTTGTGCTGATTGTCATGAAAACATTGAAAGAGGTCACGAAACTTTCTTTAAAGTTTATGAATTTTTTTGCACACACTACTTGATCAATGGGGATTATTTCGAAAGAAAAATACACAATGAAGATGATATTAGTGTCTACACTTTCGCACTCGATTTTCTAGAAAAGTCGGGTTTCATTCTCTCCACAGAAAGCGGAACTCATTCCGTCAAGATAAAGCCCTTAGGGCACATCGTCAACGAATCTGGTGATACACACCTCTTTTGCATTGACCGTTCGCATTTAGCCTAAATCCCTAGGCTATTTGCAAAAAACACTTCTCACACTAAAGGGAAAACCAATGTCTGAAAAAATTAACGTGACAAAAGAAAACCGAAGTGATAATGTCGAACAAAAAAAAAGCCCGGCGACTAACCGGGCTGATTTGTTTGCTTGTGAGGCTGTAAACTTTCTCAAGCAAGTTTGTGAGTTTCTACCCACAAATATAAAGCCTCACAAGTTTAACTGCAACAACTTTGTGAGGTTTTATGTCTAATTCCGGTTTTATTCAAATTCCAAAATCTTTTTTAACTGGTTTTATTTGGAATAATCTTTCTTTAGAATATCGACACATCTTTACGACAATTCTAATTCATATGGCGTTTAAACCAACTCAAATGAATTCGTTTGGTCACATTGTGACCGTTCAACCTGGTCAATTTCTTACCACCCTTGAAGATCTTGAAAGACTTTGTAAACATAAGAAAATTAAAGAGTCGAAAATTTATCGTGCTTGGCAAAAATTTAATTTAGTTGGAATTTCGAAACAGGAAACGAAACACGGTAAAACGCTCATAACTATCACGGAACCAGCGATTTGTGAGTTATTAAAAAATCAAAACGAAACAGGTTTCGACACAAGAACGAAACAAGAACGAAACATAAAAGAAGAAGATAATAATAATACATATAATATCTCTAAGCGAAAAAATTTATCGGACTCAAAACCTGAAATCGTTGACATCCGAAGTTTTCAACAGGAAACACTTGAAGAGTCCGATAATATATATGTTGTTGTGTTAGAAGGTCTTAGAATAACAAAAAAATTCCATGAAAAACTTTTGGAAGAAGAGAAGAAGCTTGGTATAGAAAACTTTGCTGAAAAATGTTACGAACATCTGTCAAACTGGAAAAATGAAAAAATTGCTCTGGGTGAATGCGTAAAGCATACGGACGAAGGGATGATCAGGAAATGGGTCAAACTGGCAGTTAGAAAGAATGTTGCAGAAGAAAAAGAAGTAGAATTGAAAGAACAAATGAATCTTCAAAGGGCAAGTTATTTATCCGGTAAGCCATCCACCAGTCAACAATCTAATTTTCAAAAACATAAATCTTTTGCGAGAGAAGAATCCAAAGATTTAGAATCTGAAGATTGCGAACTAAATTTTGGGCCTTTTGCAGCATTTTTCATTTTCAAAATAACTCAAGGAAACCCTATCGAAATCAAATATAGCGACGAAACCTTCAAAGAAGATTTTCTTTCACAGTTAGTGCGACATAAATTTAAAAAAAGAAAGGTTGTTTAATGAAATTTATCATTAGAGGATTAAACCTTGTAATTTAATCCAGGATCAAACAAAACACAAAAAATGTATCTAACCTCGTTTTACAAAAGATAACGTAACCTGATCAAAATTAGAGGCCTCCTTGAAGACCGAAATATATGAAGAGAACGGTAAGCTTGTCGAAAAGACAACGCATGACTTTGATCCAGATCTTTTTCTTAAATCGCTTGATGGCAAAGACAAGATCATTCTACATAACTTCTATGATAGATTTTGGCACTTTTACGAAATGGTAAAAGCTTGTCGAAAGGCTCTAAAGAAAAGAGAGAACGACGAAAACTGTTGTAAATTTATTGAAAATATTATAGATGTTCATTTGCACATTCAAATGGTAGAATTTGCAGCAGAATTATATAAATTAGCAGAATTAGGAAATCCCCCACATGATCGAAATCACACACTATAAGGCCGTAAACAGAAACTCACTTCTCGCAACATTCAGCATCAAAGTTCAAAAGTGGGGTGATGCCATAATTCGTGACATGAACTTATTCCAAAAAGGAAACCAAAAATGGATCTCTTTTCCATCGCGCGCTTATGAAGTTGATGGTCAAAAGAAATACTTTTCTTATTTCGGTTTTGTAGACATAGAAATGCAAAAGAAATTCCTAGAAAAAGTTATGGAAGCTCTTGAGGAGCATATCAAGAAAAACGAAATCCTCGATGCTCCAGTTCAAGGCGATATCTTTGAGGAAGTTCCTTTCTAATGAAAAAGATTATCGAATTTGTTCTTCCAATAAAAACAGTTTCAGAAGCTAATCGATCAAGCGAACATTGGTCAGCTAAACACAAACGCCATAAAACGCAAAAGAAACAGGTGTGGCTAGCGTTTAATGCAAACACTGAATCCATCCCCCTGCCTTGCCATATTAAGTTAACACGCTTAAGTTCTCGCAGTCTTGATGACGATAATCTTTTGTTTGCATTCAAAAGCATTCGGGATTACATTGCAGATAAATTAATCCCAGGTCTTCAAATCGGTCGCGCTGATGGCGATAAAAGAATAACCTGGGAATATGCTCAAGAAACAGAAAAGAAACAGGCTGTTAAGATTGAGATTTATAATCCATAACAACGTCTTCATACAGAGATCCAGGAGATCCCAATTTGTTATCCAAGTTGTGTCTCCAATAACTAATTTTCTTACGAAGTTCTAGCTTCGTTTCAGGTTTTGTAATTATTCCTGTTTCATAACCATGAGAATAGCCTCTTCGATATTCTTCTTCACTCAGCATCTCTAAAAAAACCTCAAAATTTCGTTTCAATGATTCAAACACTTGTTCATTTTCTTTTTGATCATTCAAATCAAGGATCAACATCTCGAAAATTTCTCTATATTTTGGTTCCATATTTTTCCTTTTTTTATTATTTAGTTCTCCTCAAATTCTCTAAACTTATTTAAGCCCATATTTAAATTCTCATGAAACATTGTCGCAGCTTCATCCCAGAATTGTATTTGTAAGCATTCAACAATGGTCATCATAACCGTTAAATTTAAGACTCTCATCATAGCATTTATGTCATTCTCGCCGTAATGTCTTATTAAGGCATCATGAATAGCTGCGCTTACATCTTTAACGTCTTTTTCTTCTACTTCGTTGAGCATATTCCTCTCTCGATTATTTCCAATCTATTCTTCATATCTACATACATTTTGGCAAGTTCATTATGCCTTGCAAACAATCCTTTGCGCACTTTGTCGTTCGATTCTTTAAACTCTAAAACAGTTTTACGTATTAGCTCAATCTCGATTTCTTCTGGTGTCTTGAAAAAATCATATTGAATCTGTAATGCCATAGATACCTCCGGTTATTGATTCCGGAGATCATAAATTACGACCATTTATTTGTAAATTTATTTGTATTTTATGAGTAAGTAAAAAAGATTCCTTGACAAAAGTTAGTTTAATGATAATAGTGCAGTTTCGACAACAAAAGGAACTATGGGAACTCCAGGCGTATTACTTGATAAAGACAAGATATTAAAGGCAATTATTGATAAAAAAGGGATTATTTCTCATGCCGCTACTCTTGTGCCTTGCAATCCTGTCACCATTTACAATTGGATGGATAAAGACCCAGAAGTTGCCGAAGCAGTAAAAAGTGCGCGTGCAAACGCAGACAAAGAACGCTTAGACACATTAGAAAGGCTTAAAGAAAAGACCCTTAGCTCAGCAGAAGCGCTTCTAGATGAGTGTGATACGTCAATGACGATATTCTTGATGAAATCATTGCTTAAAGTCAGCGAGCATAGCGCAGATTCTACCATCAACGTAATCATCAACGAACAACCTTATCGTGCCAACAATACAGATTCCCCATCAGTTTGAATGTAGAGACTATCAAGTTCCTACTTGGGAGGCATTGAGAGCAGGAAAAAAGCGCGTTGTTTGTGCGTGGCATCGTGGTGCAGGTAAAGATCTTTTCGCGCTTAATTTTCTAATATGGAAAGCGTTACAGAAGCCTGCCGTCTATCTACATTGCTTCCCAAAATATAACCAAGGCAAGAAAGCTATATGGAATAGCGTTCATCAAACTGATGAAGGCATTGCTATGAGCTATCTAGATCATTTTCCAAAAGAAATAATCAAATACAAAAACAGCTCAGATATGCGTTTGGAGCTTGTTAATGGCTCTGTATATTGCGTGATGGGGGTTGACGGTAAGAATGCGACGCAAGCACGTGGTATGAATCCTAGCTTTGTCATCATGTCAGAATATGCCTACATGGATCCTGAAAGCTGGTATACTTTAGAGCCTCGTGTTGCTCAGAACAATGGCACAGCCCTATTTTTAAGCACGCCGAATGGACAAAATCATTTCTATAATCTCTACAACTATGCTAAATCCGGACACAATCCAGATTATTTTGGCTCCCTTTTAAGTATCGAAGATACGAAAACATTAAGTACAGATCATATCGAAAAACTTCGCTCTGAAGGTATTCCAGAGGACTTTATCCAACAGGAATACTACTGCTCGTTTACACGCGGAGCAGAAGGATCTTATTATGGTAAACAAATCCAATCTGCCCGCGATGAGGAACGTATTACTAAACTCAACATCAAAGCTGATCTGCCGGTTCATACCGCTTGGGATATTGGTATTGGAGATTCTAGCTCAATTTGGATTTTTCAGCAGCTACATAATGGCAACCTAAATTTCTTACATTATTATGAGAATAACAATGAAGGATTGGATCATTACATCAAATATTTGGACCGTTGGAAAGAGACTAATAAGGCTATTTGGGGAACTCATTATGTGCCTCATGATATGGGCCACCGTCAATTTGAATCTGGAAATGAACTTACTCTTACAGCTCTTAACATGGGTTATCCCATGGTGGTAGTTCCAAGAAAATCTATTGAAGAAGGAGTTCAAGCGGTACGATCTTTATTACCTCATTGCTCCTTTGATTCAAAGGGTTGCGATAGAGGAATCAAATGTCTTGACTTTTACCGAAAAAAATGGAATGACAACCTAAAAGTTTACTATGATGAGCCACTTCACGATCAGTATTCCCATGGTGCGGATGCCTTTAGAATGGCAGCTATGGGATTAAAACTTATCGGAAGCTCAACAAATAAACTGACCGCATCGTCCATTCAGGAAATGCGTTACCGAAACTTAGGATACTAGGAGGTTAATATGAAAGACGAAAAGAACTTTATGCACATGCACCCTAAAGAGATTGAAGCACAGATTGAACACTGTGAAAACAAACTCAAGAGCTATGAGAAGCTAAAGACTTCATGGCAAGATATCTTGAACAAATTTAATTTAACGTCATATGCGGAGCAAAAGATATGATGTTAGAAGTCTGCATGACATTTTTTTATTTTGGTGCAGGATGTGCGGGCTTTGCGCTCGCACTTCTCTGTTCTTGGCTTTGGAAACGCTTATATGAAGGACTGGACATAACATGAAAAGGAAAGAAAATGAAAAGATTAGCCGTTATCTTATGTGCAATTTTGGGCGGCTGCACATATTCAATCAACATGGTTCATACAGAGGGATCGGCATCTGACGTTGTGGATGAAACACAAGCACCAACAGATGACATTTCACCAACTTTATCGATACCAGCGAAAATGATATGAAGATAGAAACAATTAAAAAACGAACTGACCAAGTTCGAAAAACCATAAGACTGGGAAGCAATTTCAAAGAATTTAGAACCAGCTTGAAAAGATTATTAACTAGTTACAATTTTATGTGGGAGCATATGGATAAGCAAATCAAAAAGATACAGAAGGACCTGAAACATGGTGAGAAGGATACATCGAAACTTCTCAAAATGGACAAGAAGCAAGATAAAAAACTTAAGAAGATGAAGAAATGCTAAAGTTTCTCAAGAAGCTTTTCAGATCTAAAGAAGTCGATCACAAGGCGATTCTTTTGGGCGATGAATATAATTGCTTGCACAAAGCAATCAATGAAGCTATAAAAGAACAGTTCGACATAGGCTGGGCATTTCATTCTATGAATGTCCAGACCTATGATCGAAGAAACATTGCACATGCCATTTTGATATTTAAAAGAAAATGAAATTAAGATTTTTTTGCCCATCCTGTAAGAAACATTTCATAGGTAATAAACTAATAGATAACAATTATTGTGTTAATTGCGCTGTTGAATTGGTTTTCGTTGGTGCTTTATTAACTGATAATAAAAATAGTAAATTAACTATTTACAAATAGATTTTTTTTGTGTACGGTGTCAAGTAAATAATAAACTACGGGTTTATAATGACTTGGCCGGATGTCTTCGACTTTATCAAATACAATTCTCCATTTCTAAATGAAGAAACTTTTTGTCTCAAAGTCAGAGATGGATACCAAGAATCAGCTTTGAAATTTATTTTTAAGTTCAATGAAGCCGATCTTAATCATATCAAAAATCCACCTCCTGACAATGTCGTAGCGTCAGAACCTTATAATGTCATAAGGAACAAATAACTATGGCTTGGCCATCCAATAATCCGATTTCTCGTGAACTAAACGAACGATGGAAAGAATCAAGTTCTTTATGGCAACAGTGGCAGCAACAGGCTGATATCGATATCAAAATGGTTTCTGGTCAGCAAGATTGTGCTAGAAATTCTTCCGGTTTTGGTGGTGCTAATTATCGTAATCAGACTCAATTACAATTCAATAAGATCCTTCGTGTTTGCAATATGATCGAAGGCTTTCAGCGTGATAATCGTTTAGCTTCTATCATTTCAGCTTCGGATAATGACCCTGACATGGGGGAAACGGCAGAGCAAAGAAGCGAAATTCTTTCTTGGAATATGCGTCAGGATCAAACTTACGAAAAGATTTCTGATTCTTTTTCTGGTAGCGTAAATTGCGGTATTAACTTAATGCAAGTCTGGATGGATTTTAGAGAAGATCCAGAAAATGGACAAATTTGTACTTCTAGGATACCTTACAACGCATTCTTAATGGATCCTTATTGGACAGATCCTACTTTAAAAACCGATTGTGATTGGATTTGGACAAGGAAATATCTAACCAAGACTCAAGTAAAAAGCCTTTATCCTAAAGTTGCAGAGCAATTTCCACGTATTGAAACTTCATATGCTGCAAAAGATGGTAAGTTTCCTTTTATGGCTCAGAACTGGTTTCAAGGGCAATTTAATCTGTTTGCTTATGATGAGTATTGGAAGAAAGACTACAAGAAAGTCAGAAAGATTCTTGATAGAGCAACTGGAGAAGTGGCTCCATGGAATGGTACGAGGGAACAATTTCAATTGCTTAGACGTTATAATCCTAATGTAGAATTGATTTCCGCTACTGTCCCAACAATCAAAATGTATGTCTTGGTTAATAATGAGCTCGTTTATGAAGAACAATCACCATATGGTTTGGATCGATTCCCCTTTGTCCCTTTTGTATGTTATCATTTTCCGGAGATTCAGAATTATGCTTACCGT